GGTAAGACATTAATTAAAGATCAAATAGTTAGAGAATCTTTTGTGCTTAATCCAGAAGAAGACTTTAGAGTCTTAGAGTTTCAGTTTGAAATGGTTGGTAGAACCTCAGCAATCAGAGAGTTCTCATCACTTACAGGTCAAACATATAAGCAATTGTGTAGTGCAGGTAGTAAATTAACTACTGATACATTCAAGAAGTGTCATATGTATGCAAAGGAAAGAATAAAAAATCCTGTTGATATTATATCTACACCTATGACTGTCAATCAAATGCGTGAGCAGATTGATATGTATATGAATGAACACAAAGGTAAAAAGACTATTATAACATTGGATCACACCATACTAGTTAAAAGAGCTCCTTATCAAAATAATAGATTAGATATGTTATTTGAATTGGGTGAATTCTTTACACAAGTTAAGCGTGAGTATCCTTGTATGTTTATAGCATTATCACAATTGAACCGTAACATTGATAATCCGGATAGGGCTGTTGATGGTAAGTATGGTAACTATGTACTTGAGTCAGACATATTTGGATCAGATGCAATGCTGCAACATGCTGATACTTTAATTGGTATTAACAGGCCAGCAAAGCAAAAGATTAGATTATATGGTCCTGATAGATACATAATAGAAAATGATAGGACATTGGTTTTACATTTTCTTAAAGCAAGAAACGGGGATGCCCGTATGAGTTTCTTTAAAGCTCTATTTGAAAGAATGCAAATCCAGGAGATGGACACACCTCCACAACAACAGAAAAGATGAGTAAATTAAATACAAAAAAAAAGATGACACCTCAAGAGCGTAAAGCTAAAGTTGAGGAGTTGTTACAAGAACATAAGGATTACTTTCATTCTAATAATATAGATAATCCTGCATACATTCCTAAGATGGCTTATAGACCGTCTGGTAAGGATGAGCTACATGTTTCTTTCTTTCCTAGTGAATTTGAAAATAACATGGATATATATACAGAGTTTGTAAGCATTGATTATGAATCTGAAGATCCAAAGAGAACACTATACTTACTTAAGTATAATCCTCATTGGAAAGAAGAGTATGAATTGATTACAAGTAACTCAGGATTTCAAAGACATATTGTCCCAGTAGGAGAACTTAAAGTTATAAGTGATGTTACTAGTAGAAATCCGGTGACCACTACACAAACAGAAATTAAATTAACAGATCCTGATGAAAGAGATATAGTGGATGTCTTGAAGGGAATAGAAAAAGCATTATTAAGTATTAATCAAAAATTAAAGTAAATGGCACACAGCGTATTAATTATTGCAGACTCAGGAACAGGTAAGTCAACTAGTATGAGAAACCTGGATCCTAAAGAAACATTCATTATTAACATTGCAAATAAACCACTACCTTTTAAGGGATGGAAGAGCAAGTATACACCTATATCTAAAGATAATCCTAAAGGTAATATGACTACTGCTTCTTCAGCGGCTGGTATTATTAAAGCAATACAACATGTGAATGATAAGATGCCTCATATAACTAATCTAATTGTAGATGATTGGCAATATATGAGTTCATTTGAATATTTTGACAGAGCTAGTGAAAAGGGATATGATAAGTTTACTCAGATTGCAGCTAACTTGGCACAGGTTGCTAAGATGCCTAAAGATTTGAGAGATGATTTATATGTATTCTTCTTGACTCACTCTGAAGAATCAACAGATGTCAATGGACATAGAAAGGTTAAGGCTAAAACAATTGGTAAAATGATTGACAATACCTTGACTCTAGAAGGTTTGTTCTCTATAGTATTATTTGGTAGAGTTAAGAAAACTGAAGATACATTAGAGTATGGATTTGACACAGTAAATAACGGGGAGAATACTTGTAAATCTCCAATGGGAATGTTTAAAGATTCCTTTATAGATAATGATCTACAACTTGTGAAAGATTGTATAATCAAATATGAAAACTAATTATTAATTTTAAAAAAAGAAAAATGTTAAACACTAAAGACATGAGCGTTGGCTCAGGAAAAGCAAGACCATTAATGGGTCCAGGTAATCACGTAGCAAGAGTAAACTCTATCACATTTGATCAGACACCTTATGACAGGGAAGCATACAATGTTAACTTACACATGGAAACTGAACCAATAGGTGGAGAGTTTGAAGGATTCTTTAGAGATAAAGATAATGAATCTAAAGGTAGATATGAGGGACAAATTGGTAGAGTAAGAATGACACCATTCCCTTTTAAGGATACTACATTACCTAGTGGTAGAGAGATCAGTAGAGATCAGGAGATACTTAAGTCTATGATATTTTTATCTGAAACATTAGGTAAGAGAGATCAGTTAGATGCAATTGAAGCACAAACTATGGAAGACTTTATTGCTAAGTGCAATACTTTGTTTTCAAACAGTGACTTCTTCAATGTATGTTTAGCTAGCCGTGAGTGGGAAAACAAAGAAGGATATATCAATAATGATTTATATCTTCCTAAACTATCTAAAGATGGTATACCTATGGAAGCTAAAGATGTTGATGTATCTAGCTCAAGATTAATTACATTTGACAGAGCAACACATGTTAAAGCTGTAGTTAAGAAAGATGCTCCATCATCTAATGGTCAATCTAACTTTGAGCCAAAAGCTGCTGTTTCTGGATCAGACTTTGACCTTTAATATATAAGCGCAGGGGTGGACATCTTAGGCATAAGCCATTAACCGTTAATACATTTGTTCACCCTTGCAATTATTTTTGATTATGATAAGTACAAAAAATTTTATAAGTGAAAAAGATGAGATAAAAAGTAGTTGGGTATTTGAATATTACTTGGATCTACCAGAAAGATTAACAGGACAAGATGTTAAAATCAAATCCATATTTAATCCTAATGAAAGAACACCAAGTATGTTTATCTATCTAGATGCAACTCGTAATGAATATAGGTACAAGGATTTCTCTACTGGTAACCAGGGAGGTAAAATAGATTTAGTATTAGAATTATTTAACTTAACATATTCTCAAGCCTTATTCAGAGTAGTTGAAGACTACAATACATTTATTAGAGAGAACGGTTCTCTTGACAATATAGAGTATAAACCTGTTGCTAAATATCAGGTAGACTATATAAAGAAACGTCAATGGAATCAGTTAGATGCATCCTATTGGTTGCAATATAATATTGGGTCAACTATGTTGAATCAGTTTAATGTTGTACCAATTGAGTATTATACTATGATTAAAGAAGAGCAAGATAATATAAAGAAGATCACTATCACCAATCCTATGATCTATGGATATTATGACAAGGAGGGGGAAATATATAAAATATATCAACCCAAACAAAAGAGACATAAGTTCATTAAAGTTAAACAATATTTACAAGGCCTTGATCAATTGAAATATGATAAAGATTATTTAGTGATATGTAGCTCACTTAAAGATGCTATGTGCGTTCTTAGTTTTCAATTTGGATTAGAAGTAATAGCTCCTGATTCAGAGAATACTATGATTAAGCCGTATATAATCCAAAATCTTTTGTCAAAGTATAAAAAAGTTGTATGTTTGCTGGATAATGATGAGGCTGGACATAACGCAATGGAAAAATATAAGAAATTATATAACATTGAGTCAGTCAAATTAAGTTCTGAAAAAGATATATCTGATGCTGTTCAGAAATATGGACCAGAGCTAGTTAAGCCTAAGTTATTCAAATTAATTAAAGATGCAATATGAAATGGTTCATACCAGGTAACGTACCAAGTTCTAAAAATAGTAGACGGTGGACTGGAAAGTATTTTATAGCAAGTAAAACTGTTATGAAATACAGAAAAGAAACTGAAAGCTATTTTAAGAAAGATGCTGTATCCTTCCATAAAGAATTCAGTAAGTATGAGTTACCTGTGTATGTTCATTTCACCTTTATCAGAGGAACCCGTCATAAGTTTGATTATATTAATCCTTGCCAAACAGTACAAGATGATATGGTTAAACACGGATGGATTGAAGATGATAATTGTGAATTCATTATACCTTGTTTTGAAGAGTATAAATATGATAAAAATAATCCAGGAGTAATAATAGAAATAAAAGATGGCAGAAATAAAAACAGAACTTGAATATAAAGAATTTAAAGTTTTCTTAGACATGTTTACATCCTCATCTATTGAGGATTTTTTTTTGGCTATAAATATGTATAAAGGTTGTAAAAAGAATATAGTACTTAATACAATAATAGCTAGAAGAATAGGTAGATCAGAATATAAAGAAGGAGATGGTACTGTAATGGATAGAGAGATGCATAAAAGAATGCTTGAGTTTACTAAAGTATTTAATGTAATTAATCTAGATATGACATTTCATTTACTAATTAAAGAAATGATTAAGCATGCTAAGGATGATGATCTTTCTAATAGATTGATCAGAGAAGAAGTAGTTAGTACAGTTAATACATTAATTGATTACCACGGTCTAATAGATATAATTAAAATTGAAGCAAAAAATATAAAAATATGACACACGTAGCAGATATGGTTGCAAGAGCATCCAAGACGTTAATGTTCTCAGAACCTTTCTATGGTTTATTCTTAGTAGGACTTAACAAGAAATATAGAAAAGACTTGCCTACAGCAGGTGTAAGTAAAAATGGTATAGGTATTCAGTTAGCTATTAATCCAGAGTTCTTTGAAGGATTGCCAGAAAAACATAGGATTGGTCTACTTAAACATGAATTATTGCATGTATCCTTTGGACACTTAATAATGAGAGACCGGTTTAAATGTCCTAAACTATTTAACATTGCTGCTGATTTAGAAATCAATCAATATATAGGTGATAACTATCTTCCTGAAGGTGGTGTAACTATGGAAATGTTTGCTGATCTTAATTTAGATAAGAGAGCAGGTACTACATACTATTATGAGAAGCTTGAAGAAGCACAGCAAGAAGGCAACTGTCCTAATTTAGAAAACATTCTTAATCAAATGGATGGTAATAGTATATATGATCACCCAACGTGGGATGAATTTGAAGAGTTATCTGAAGCAGATAAGAAGTTGATACAAAAACAGATAGAACATCAACTTAAAGAAACTGCAGATGCTACAGAGAAAAGACAAGGTCATATACCCGGTGAATTAGCAGAAATTATAGGGAGACTTAGAGTGGTTGAACCACCAGCATTCCCATGGAAACAATATCTAAGAAGATTTGTTGGGAATTCTAGTATTAGTTATACTAAAAAGTTGAGACGTAAGTATAATAAAAGGTATACTGCTAATCCGGGCCTTAAGATTAAGTTTAAAAATCATATTTGTGTTGGTGTTGACACAAGCGGATCTGTATCTAACAGTGAGCTTAAAGAGTTTATGAATGAACTATGTCATATGCATAAGACTGGACACCAGATTACAGTAGTACAATGTGATACACAGATTAATAGTATAGAAATATTTAACCCAAAGAAAGATTGGGAGATCAAAGGTAGAGGAGGCACAGACTTTCAACCTGTAATAGATCATTATAATGAAAAGAAAGAGTATACAGCTCTTATATATTTAACAGATGGAGAAGCATATGCTCCAGAAAATTGTCCAAAAAATGCGTTGTGGGTACACAGTTCTCGTTGTCAAATCAATGAAGATTTACCAGGACAGAAAATACAAATTAATTAATAACTAAATAGTAAAAAAAAGAAACTATGGCAGAAGTAAATTTAAATATTGAAGAATTAGACACGTTTATTGCACACGTAATTCAAAACAATAGATTCTTGCAAGAGCAAGGTAAAAAACCAGTAGCAATTGAAGTTGTTGGTGAATCAGGTATTGGTAAAACTACTAGTATAATGGACATGGCTAAGAATCATGATCTAGATTTTGTTAAGTTAAACTTAGCACAAATAGAAGAGTTAGGAGATCTAGTAGGATTTCCTGTTAGACAATTTCAAATGTATAAAGAAAAGCAAGTTGCACCTAAATCTCCAGATGCTGTTAACTATAATGCATCACAAAGAGCTGCTGCTGCTGCTGACTTAACTAAATTAGGAACACCTACCACTAAGAAGATTGGATCTTGGGTAGATGAACTAGCAGTTGACAACTATCTTAAGA